GGATCGGAAAATATTGGTAAGCAATATACAAAAGGTAAAACATTAAACTAAAAAATTGATTTTTTAACATTTTAAAAAAGAAAATATAATTATGGGCGGATATAATAAAATTGTAATAAAGTCTATTAATATGGAACCTTATGGTGGAACTGGTACATGGACTGGTCCAGTTACAATAGGTCCATCAAGTGCAATTAAAAATAAACAATATAATTTTAGTAAAGCAAAACAAAGTAGATTTGGTGTTTCAAGATGGAAAAAAGCTGAAGGTGGCTATATGAAAAAAATAAGAAAACCACAGAAGAAATAAACAGATGGCAAAGAAAAAGAAAACACTAGCGGAAAAGATTCAAAAGGAACTGGACAAGCTTGAAACTTTACATGAGAAGGAAGAAGCTATCATGGAAAGAATAAGAGATTTAGTTGAAGATGATGATTCAGATGATTTATTTGATAAGGACCTTGAACGCAATAGTTCTTTGAGTGGATAGTATATGAGTGAATGGTTTACAAAAAAGAAAGACCCACCCTTTAAACCGGGCAAGACAGTTGGTGAAACTTTTAAAAATATAGCTGAGACTTATTATGATTATGGTTATATAACTCCAAAGGTTGTTGATTTTTTTAAAAATAAGAAAAAAAAGAAAAAGAAAGTTGAATAATGGGAACTTGTAAAAATTGTGAACATGGTTGTCATTGCTCTGATGGAAGTTCTTGCACTTCTTGTGAATGCAAGGATTGTGATTGTCAGAGAGAAGAAATAGAATCTGAGTTATAAATGGCAACAAAAGATTTGTATAAAAGACAGGGAGATTTTTTAACTCCAGCTACGGATACAGTACCAACACTTACACCTTATGATGTGAATACTCCTCAAGCGGCAAGAGAAGGATTACCTCTTAGAATGTTTGACCCACTACGAGCAAGGTATAAAGAAGGTGATGTTGTTGATAAATCTACAAATGAATATAATAAAGCATTAAATATTTTTCATTTAATGGCAAGAGAAGGAAAATCACAACAGGAAATAAAAACACGAATAGGGGAAAATATGTTCAATAAAATTGTTATGAATAAACAAAATGTAAAACAGAAAATGGCAACTGGTGGTATCGTTCCAACAGACCCATTGCTTGACCCTAGGTTTGGTAGATACTTTGAACAACCAGAATATAGGGCGTATCAAGAAGGTGGACCTGTGTTAGAAGAAGAAGAAGGTATGGTTATACCAGAATTGCAACCAGAAGGTGCAGATGTTAATATGCAAGTAGATACTATGATGACTCCAAGTGAAGTAGAGGGTGAAGAACCTGAAATGGAAGTGGAAGCGAACATAGATACTTCCGTATTAACTTCAGATGAAGAACAAGTTTTAGAAGCGGCAATAGAAGACTATCCAGAATTAGTTGATATTATTTCTAAAATGAGTATGAAAGAATTTACCGGTGCAGGAGAAATAGATGGACCGGGAACAGAGACTTCAGATTCAATTCCGGCAATGCTATCGGATGGTGAGTTTGTCTTTACAGCTAAATCAGTTAAACAATTAGGTGTAGATAAACTTCGTAACATGATGGCAAAAGCGGAAATGGATTATGATAAGGATATGGGTGTTCAAGACATGAACAATGAACCCATGAGTGCGGCTAGAGGTGGATTAATGACTAGTCGTTACAGATAAAGTAGAGCTACCCAGGCTATCACCTAGGCACTCTACTTCGGCTACTCTTACATTATGTAAGACCCCAATAACAAGAAAGGTGATTAACAATGGTAAAAAGTAATGAGAACCCTTTATTAGGTAAAGCTACTTCTCAGGAAAGTAAAGAGCAAGAGTCAAATCCATATAATCAGAAGAAAGATTATCTTGACTATGATAAATTGGATAAGGCAAAGCAAAGTTCGTTTGCTGATGCAAACACTCTAGTGGTTAAGAAAGACCGACCAAAGGTTGTTGTAGATACAATGAGACCAATGGAAGATACTCCGACTGAACCAACAGAACCAGAAGACCAACCTTATAAAAAGGTTGACTACAAAAAAAGATATGATGACCTCAAGAAACATTATGATGGTCGGGTTACTACTTTTAAGCAAAGGGAAGATGAACTCTTGGCGGAAGTTAGGTCAAACAGACCTAAGTATAAAGCTCCAAAGAGTGCAGAAGAACTTGCGGCTTTTAAGAAAGAATATCCTGATGTTTATGGTGTGGTTGAATCAGTCTCACATCTTCACGCTTCAAAGGAATCAGAAAATTTAAAAGAGGAGATTAAGTCTCTGAAAAAAATGAATGAATCTATTTCCCGAAAAGAAGCGGAAACTCGATTATCGAGATTACATCCAGACTTTACAGAAATTCGTGAGTCGGATGAGTTTCATGGTTGGGCAGAAAGTCAACCCGAACAAATCAAAGGATGGATATATGGGAATAATGCTGATGCGACATTAGCATCTCGAGCAATTGACCTTTTTAAACAAGATACCGGCAAGTCCAGACAAAAATCAGAAGTATCCGGTGATTTAGTACCTGCGTCAGAAATGATAAAGGTAACAAATACAAAAGACATTGGATATGGAACGAAAAAAATTTGGACTCGTTCTCAGATAGCGGCTATGTCTCAATCAGAATTTGATAAAAATGAGAATGCTATTGAAGAAGCACAGCGAGAAGGGCGTGTCGTAAATGATATGTCTCGAAGCTATGGCGGTTCAGGCAATCCAACAATTTAAAAAATAAAGAAAAAGATAGAAGCTGTAATCACAAATAACTAACTTAACTACAAGGAGAAAGTAATGGGTACATTACAAAATGCGAGTAATGCCAATCTTTCGAACTTTGATGTAGGCGTTGCGGGTCAGACCAATGAATTTTGGGTCCCGGAAATATTTTCGAAGAAGATTCAAAACTACTTCAGAAAATCGTCTGTCATTGAAGCTATAACCAATACGGATTATGCTGGTGAAATTAGTTCTTTTGGCGATACTGTCAAAATTATTAAAGAACCTGCTGTAACTGTTGCGGCTTATACGAGAGCGGCTTCTACTACTAAACAATACCTTGGAGACCAAGAAGTTACACTTGTTATTGATAAAGCAAACTCATTCAAGTTTATTATTGATGACATTGAGGAAAGACTTTCTCATGTAAATTGGGCTTCAGTAGGTGCATCAAGTGCTGCCTACAAACTAAAAGACACAATGGATGCTGAAGTTATCGTAGCAATGTTTGCCGGTCCTTCAACTTCTTCACCTGACCATGTAATAGGTTCTGATAGTGCTACTGCGGATTCAACTATGACTCACGCAACTAACTCTGTTGACCTAGGTTATGGTACTGGAGAAATTACTCCATTGACATTAATGGCTAGATTATCTAGACTATTAGATGATTCACAAGTTCCTGAAGAAGGTCGTTGGTTCTTAGCTGACCCACGATTCTATGAAGAACTTGCTGCTGAAGATTCTAAACTTATGACATCAGACTACAATCAAGGTGATGGTGGCGTAAGAAATGGTCTGGTTGCGGCTGGTATGATTAGAGGTTTTCAAATGTATAAAACATCTAACATTGCGGCTGTATCTAACGCAACTGGTAAATGCCTAGCTGGACATATGTCCTCTACAGCAACTGCACAGTCTATCCTTAACATTGAAACTCTTAGAGACCACGATACTTTCGGGGATATTGTAAGAGGACTTCATGTTTATGGAAGACAGGTTCTTAGAGATGACGCTGTTATAGCAGCATTTTACAAAATCGACTAATAACTAACTAAAAGGGGGCGGATTAAAGTTCGCCCCTTTATAATAATACAAATAAACAAAAAAGGAAAATACAATGCCGAAAGTAAAAGAGGGGATGAGTTATCCAGATGTTATCACACGACATCAACCAAGTGTACTCGAAGGCAACAATGTTGCAGCGACAGACCACGGGAAAGATAAATATCCTAGAGCTTATTATAAAGAAGATTTAAGAAGAGATTGTGATAAAGGAGATGTGGGAACTCCTAGAGATTCTAAACTATTTTCGGATATCCCACCGACTGTACTAAAAACTAATGGTTAAAATTAAATGGCAGCACCTTTTCGAACTTATCTGGATTTAACAAATACTATTATTAGAGAACTTAATGAAGTTGAATTAACAACTGCAAGTTTTGCTAGTAGTGCCAAAGGTATACAAAAATTAGTTAAAGACCAAATTAACAGAGCATATTTTGATATATGCAATGCGGAAGATAAGTGGAGTTTTTTAGCAACGGGAGACCCATCAGATGATTATTATGGGAATACTTCTATTGAAACAGTTTCAGGACAAAGATGGTATAATTTCAGAAGTGGAACAAGTGATGCAACAACTTGGTATTCACACATTGATTATGATAATATTACATTGACTGAAGAAGGTGTAAGTGGTAAAACAGCTCCACATGAAATTAGAAAACTTTATCCGGTATCTATTGAATACTGGAATAAACATTTTGCCATTTCAGAAGCGTCTGATAAAAGTGACACACAAAGTTATGGAATACCGGAAAGAATAATTCGTAGTCCAAAGAATGATAAGTTTGGATTATCACCTATCCCAGATGGAGTTTATAAAGTTTATTTCTTTTCATACAGTCAACCAACCGAATTAACTGCACATGGAGATACAGTTGTATTTCCAAAACAATATTCAACAGTTCTTTTAGCAAGAGCAAGATATTATATGCATCAATTTAAAGATAATATTTCACAAGCACAATTAGCAGATGCAGAATATAAAAAAGGTTTACGAACTATGAGGGAACAATTAATTGAACCTTTTCCTGATAGTATGATAGATGACAGAACAGCAATAGTTTAAGAAATGGCAGAACAAGGCGTATCAGTTGTATGCGAAGGTGGATTAGATAAGGTAGGAACAACTCATACTTTATTTCGAACTCCCGGTGTCGCAACACAATTACAGAATTTTGAATCCTCTATTCATGGTGGATATCGAAGAATAAATGGATTTGCAAAATTTGGAAGTAATCAACCAAATGGTAGTGCAGATGATGTTGAAGGAATTTTTCGATATGCAAAAGGTGTAGTAGCGTGTCAAGGTGCAAATATTTATTATAGTGTAGATGGTTCAACATGGACACAAGTTAATAAAAATACTTATATTGCCAAGACAGGAACAGTTGCAGTATCGTCAGGTTCGGCAACAATAACAGGAACAAGCACAGCTTTTAGTACAGAGTTTGCTGTTGGTGATGACATAAGAGTTAATAATGAAGAATATAATGTTACTGTAATAACAAATAATACATCAATGACTGTTGATGAAAATTTTGCAGCTACAGCTTCCAGTCAAACTATTTACAAGAATGGAGCTAATGCATCACAACTAGCAAGTGCGTCAGCAGTAGCAAGAACAAGTCAAAGTAATTGTCAGTTTGCTTTATACGAAGGTGAATCACAGTATGGTGAATTATATATTACGGATGGAACAAATGAAATTGGACAATTAAAGATAACAATTTCCGGAAGTACATATACTTATGCATTCAAGGAAATTGAAGCAAGGTCTGCTCCATCTGACCCATCACTTTGTACAATTTTTTCGGAACGATTAATTGTTGCAGGACAATCAAGTAATCCACAGGTTCTCGCATACAGCACAAGATTAATACCGGAAGATTTCACCGGGTCAAGTGCAGGTACAATTGATGTAGGAGACCAGATAAGAGCAATAAAATCTTTTCGAAATAAGTTAATTATATTTTGCAAGGATAGTATTTATCAACTATCAGGATTAGACAGTACAGTAGTCTTATCATCCGTTACAAAAAATATTGGATGTTTGGATGGTAATACAGTTCAGGAAATGGGTGGTGACTTAATTTTTCTTGCACCGGATGGTTTAAGAACAATTGCAGGTACAGCTCGTATTGATGACATTGAACTGAGTTCTATCAGTAGAAAAATTCTACCTATATTCAGGGATGATGTTTTACCAAATTTAGCAAACATTACTTTTTCAAGTATGGTTGTAAGAGAGAAAAGTCAGTATAGATTATTTTATTATAATTCCATAAAGGCAAATTCCTTACAGCAAGGCATTATAGGAACATTTAAAATTTCCTCAACGGGTGCGGCTGTGTATGAATGGAGTGAAACAAAAGGAATACCAGCAAGAAGAATACACGCAGGTACAGATGAAAATAATTCCGAAGTTCTTTACCATGCATCAGATGATGGTTATGTTTACAGTCATGACACAGGTGATAGTTTTGGTGGAGTAACAGTAGCGGCAATATATAAAACACCCGATATGGATTATGGAGATTCAGTTGTTAGAAAGACTTTATACTATATTAAGAC